ACATTGGAGTGTGCCGCACATTCCATGTCTATTTTTGGCAACAGAAATGGCTATCTCATATTCATCTTTTTCCTGGTCATAGTAATTAGGCCTAAGCAGGAACATTACAATATCAGCGTCCTCTTCGATCCTACCAGAAGCGCGAAGGTCTGCCATGTTGGGCATCTTATCGCTTCTGTTTTCCACTCCTCTATTGACTTGGCTTAGCAGAAAAATATCTATGCCGATGTTTGTGGCAAGTTTTTTCAAAGCTCTCGTAACATTACCTATATTAGAAGCCTCCGTATTCTGAGCATCGCCAGAACAGCCTTCTACAAGTTGCAAGTAATCAATGAAAACAGCGGAAAGATTTTTCCTGGTTTTTGCAAGAAGCCTGATCTTAGCGGAAATTGTGTCGATAGCTTCAGATGTATCAAAAATATGCAATCTTTTTACTAACTGAGAATCAGAATAGCTTTCAAGCCTTGCCCTCTGAGCAGATGTATAAGTTCTGAGCCTAAGGTTGTTAGAGCGAATGGGATCGACAAGTTGTTTCTGATAGCTCAAATTCATATAATCAAGACATGCAATGGATTTATATTGCACTTGCTTTTTCGACATCTCTAAACTAAAAAAAGCAGCATCGCAGTAAGTGTCGGCCAGCACGGTTGCAAGGTGAATTGCAAATGTACTTTTTCCCATCCCAGGCCTTGCAGCTATCACCACCAACCGACCTGAATATGGTGAATTCCTTTTTGCAACACCACCTTGTATCGCTCCATCAAGTACATTGATACCAGTGGGAATTGCAATATCTCCGGGCAGTGGCGAAAGTGCCTCATTGAGAGATGACTGCCAATCGTCGTCCCTTTTATCAAAAGTTGAAGCGTTAAACCATATCTCTTGCTGACTTTCTATTAAAGAAGGAATATCTTCTTCAAAGACTTTTTGATCTGGAACGCCAGCAAGGATGGTAATTATTTTCTCTGCATTGATCTTAAGGCTTGCTCTTGCAAGCTTAACCCTCCAGAGAGGTATAACAGAATAGAAAGATTCAATGCTAAAAAACATCGAAGGAGACTTTGCGACTTCTTCAACATGTTCACTTTCATCTTGATAGCCCATTGACAGAAGCAATTTTTCTGCCATCACAGAAATGCTTCCAGGTACTATTAAAGATGACTTGACCGAATCAAGTGCAATTTTCTTTATTATATGAAAAAGCGCTTTCTTGTGTGTTTCGGCAAACCATTCTTGATCTACTTGAGTTACAAGTTCACATAGCCCTGCTGGAGATCCTTGTTCATTTTCAAGATAAAAAATACAAGACGAAAGAAATGAGTCTTCTATCTCATTAGTATCCCAAGTATTCATCTGGGATACGATTGCAGAAATCTCTTCGCTCATTTAATTCAAAGTGTAGATGATAGGCGACATTACTGGTCTGCCTTGATTTAATGTTTTAGTTGCTATGCCGTTTTCTTTTGCAAGTTTCTCAATAGTATCCTTGTGTCCAGCAAACCCAAGTGATTGCCAATTTCTTTCGGAAACATATTCGCAATAAAATTCAAGAACTCCAGCATCCCTTGCATACTCAAGAGCACGCATGGTTGAACTTGTAAGCTCTGGCTTGAGTTTGTATTTTTTTTGTCTTCTATCAAGCCATTGCAACAGATGCTCACGATAAGGATTCAGCCACTCAGGCAGTTCTACCCCTGCTGGAGGCTGTTTTGGCTGCTGGGGGGATATAGGGGGGTTTTTATTGTTCATTGGTTCTTGTTCAATGGTTCTTGTTCGTGTGTCACCCTGACAGGGGGCCCCTTCCTGTGTGACATGGGGGGCTTGTCCGATTGACAGGGGGTAGTGTCCCCCTGACACGGGGGGTGGAGTGGGGCGAGCCTCGTTGCCAACCGGAAGACCGTCCCAAATCATTAAGCGATATAAATTTGTTTTTTGGCCAAGTTCATCATATCTCGGAATTTTTTCTATGAGATTTTTCTCGACAAGCCCTGCAATCGACCTGATGACAGAACTTTTACTGATTCCGGCGCAAGCCGCAATAGTGCTTTGACTAGGGAAAACGTCATCGCCCTGTCCAGCTCCACTAGCAAAATGCTGGAGAATGAGCAAAACACAAAGTTCGTGACAAGACAACCAACCAAGCCGTCGCTTTTGTTTTTCAATAATCCAATTTGGTAAAGCAGTAAAAGTCTGCTGAGCCTTAATACGCGCCATTTGCTTTACTGCTGGCAAATCAGTTTTCTTGCGTATTTGAAATTTCAGCCAAATGCTTTTCAAGCCAAGCTTCAAGCGCAATTGTCACTTCACCGGAAATGCTCCGATGGTGAGCAGCGGCCAATATACGCAGCTTTTGTCGCGTTTTTTCTTCAATTCCAACTACAAGACGGGGAAGCGGGGTTGGCATAAAATCTGTGGTGAACGCACCAATGGTAGCATGGGGGAGCCAGGGGGGAGGCACTCGGGTGCAATTAAGGGCAAAGCGTTGAGATGCCTCGTCAACCCGCCTGCTGGAGCCTCCGCCTTGCTGGCCAAGGAATGAGTGCCTAATGCTGCCTCAGGCCTCTTCCTGGCCCTGCTGGAGGGGTCTGGTGAAGCGCCAGTAGTGGGGATTCTTCGCCTGTGGCAGGTGCCAGGCAGAAGGTCTCTTGCATTTTATTGACAGCTCGGCATATAAACTGTAGAATCTTGAAGCTTTCTATTCACCAAGCGAATGTCAGCATTCAACAAAAGCACTGAACTGAGAATTGGAGACAGCGTTTACGCTAGATTTTTTGGCGAAGATCTGCTTATAATCGAAGACATTGCTCAGGTTGCGTCAAGGTTTCCCCATTACTTGTGCTATCTCAGGGGAGAGAAATATTTGATTCCTAAAATTCACCTTTCTACTAGATCTCTGCTTGTTGACACTGGAGCCGGGAATCGTCGCCAGCTAGAGCTTCTGTAGAGCTTCGCTGCTCAGCTGCGTCACACCTTGACCGGGAGTCGCTGCCGCTGTAGGGTTTTTGCGTGCCTAGCGCAAATCCGCAGATCCTGAAGCTGCGTCTTTAGACTAAGCAAACTTAAGCTAAAGCCAGCAAAACAGGATGCAAGCACTGCGCGACCATGAGCCTTGAAGAGTATTCAGCAGATATAGTTCGTGTTCCATTGCTGACATCCGACGAAGAGATAATACTTGGGGGATATATCCAGAAAATGATAAAAATTCTCAGGGACAACGGGCTAAATGAACAAATATCGCAAAAAAATCTTCTTGATTCCACTAAAAATTTAAGTCCAGAAGCGAGGTTAGTAATAAAAAGAGGGCTGAGAGCAAGAAGTCGAATGATTTCAGCAAACATGAGGCTCGTGGTCGCTGTTGCAAAAAAAATTAAAACAACGCAAACTCATCTTACGATTCAAGACTTAATTCAAGAAGGTGCAATTGGTTTGACCAGAGCATCTGAAAAATTTGAGCCAGGTCGTGGATATAAATTCAGCACTTACGCCTACTGGTGGATAAGGCAAGGAATAGTAAGGGCCACTGAGTCTCAAGAGAAGGCAATTCGAATGCCATCGAATATGCAGAAAACAGCAAGGCAAATCAGAGAAACCAGAGATAAATTGACGTTAATTCTCAAAAAAGAGCCGACAGTCGCTGAGATAGCTATTGACATGGAAGAGGACATAGAAAAAGTAAAAAAAACCTTGCTTGCTGATTCGGTAGTTGTTTCTTTGGACTCGAATGTAAGCCAAAGTGGCGATCAGATTTCGTTGCTGGAGCTAATTCCAGCAAGCGCGTCAGACGAAGATAACGACGACAGCCTCGAAAAAATAAACTTTATCTTAACCATTATCAGCGCTTTGCCAGAAGAAGAGCAAGAGCTTGTCAAGCAAAAGTATGGAATTGGCTGCCAACCTGTTTCAGCAAAAGAAATCGCAGAAACTAGCGGAATCAGTAAACATGCCGTCCGCCAAAAACAACAAAATATCATCAAAAAAATTCAATATGTCGTAAATACTTTTTTTTCTAGTCAAGTCCCTTAGATCGGATTTATTTTTATTTTAATCCCGCTGCCGCCAGTCGTCGCGTTGCTCACGTCGAAACCAGCTGAGGCGGTAGTTCGCTGACAGCATCAATATATCGCGGGTGCGTTAACCATAGCCAGCAGCCAAATAGCGTGCCATGTGCCAAAAAGTAAAATTGCCCCTAGCAAGCCCGACCAGAGTGCAACGCGCAATTCATGTCGTCTGATCGCTTGCTCTATTAGAGCTTGGATGTCCTCTCTGCTCACTGCTGCCTTCCTTTGGGCAAACTGTAGGTGCACACTACGGTTGAGAACACCATGGCCAGCAAGCAAAGATTGCCACAGCTTAGGCAACGCGACTTGATGCCTTATGTAACGGTTGGCACCGATGTGCGTGGTTCAGCATGTTGGTTGGTAATTGATCGTGATGTTGTAATCGAATGTATTAGCGGTGAGCGTGCGTTAGCGGTGATGAAAAATTTAATTACCGCCAAAGGTTGATCAATAACTTGGTGATGTTTTTAGCGTTCAGCAATAATTGCCCAGCCTTTGCCAGGGGCGTAGCGATAGGCACCACCGCCGATGGGCTCCACCATCCAGCGCTTGCCGAAATTGAGGCGGTTGTAGCGCATAAATCGCGCCACTCCGCCCAGAGACTCACCACTGAGCAAGTTCGCTTCTCCGAACGGGTCGTGAACAATCAAATGCGTGGGATCTTGACCCACCACGATCAGCCAGTGACCACCGCCGGTGGGTTGCTCCACTGGACCGCGATGGATGAAGCCACAAGGCACTGGCACTCCGACGGCAATCTGGCGTTCGATCAGCGCAAAAGATGCGTTCTGCACGAATTTGGCCTTGATACCGTAGCTGCTCAAAGCCTTGAGCTGAGCAGCGGCATCAGTGGTGTCGCCGTACTGCTGGACACGCTTGAGATACTGATCGTCACCGTTGGAACCGATGAATGTGCCAGGTTTGAGGTACTGCAGGAGCATCGCGCAGGAACTGCTGAAGCACATACGAGCCGCTTGGCTGCGATCAACGCTGTCCATCTGCGCATACCAGGGCACCTGCAGCGGATTGCCATAGCTAGGAGAAGTGCTTGGCTGCGATGGCGTATTGGGGAATGCAGCCGCAGCCCGAGCATAGTAGGCCTCTCGATCTGCCAATCCGTTTGCTGGGTCTCTTCCATTAACCCGAGCTGATATTTGACGGCAAGTTGCACCCGAGTCGCAATAAGCATTCATGCCATTGAGATGCCACCAAAAACCAGCAGAAGTAAAGGGATATTTGTTGGCTACATAGGCCGCCCCATCCATAACATTTTGATCTTTGATAAAATCAGCAAATTGTTGATAGTTGTAGCGTCCCGTAAGCTGAATTGCGCCAGCGCCTTTGTAGCGCGGGCCATCGCCAGGCCTTGCGTTCCCCAAATCTTTGCGGTCTTCGTAAGCGTCGCCGCTGGCCAGCTCCATCATCCAACGCAATCCACCGGATTCATGCCCAACTTGAGCCAAGAAATGGCGAATTCGAGCTGGGGTGTTAATTAAAAAACGCTGCAGGCAGGAGTTGAGATCTGCAAGCTGGCTGTCCCTGGGGGCTCTGGTGAACACCGCAGTCGCCTGGGTCATGCTGATCATCTGAGAAGTCGCCGGAGTAGTCACTGGAGACGCCAGCAGGGGGGCCTTCGTCTCCACTGCCGCCTTCCAGATGTCTCGAAGCTCGCCGCCTTCCTGGAGGGCTTCTGGGTCAAGCTCCGCCAAGCGATCAAGTACGGCCTGAAGCCAAGCTCGGTGATGAGCTTTGCTCGGGTTGTAGTGATTGACGTAGTTACCGTTTGGAATTTTGCCCACAGGTGTTTCAATCACGTTTCCACGGAGCTTTGATTTCCATTGCACCACCTAGCAAGCGGCTATCACCAGTCTGCAGGGTGTCATCAATTGGGTGCTCAATGATGTTTGGCGGTGGCGGCTCAGGTTGTGCCGCGTGCCAGGCGTCCACCTGCTGGTCGATGGACGCTAAGGTCTTGTGCTCATTGATGAGCATTCGAGCTTCAGCATCCTGCGGCTTGGTGGTGAACAGGGTCACCATTGGAAGGCCGAGGTTCGGCCTCAGCGCTTTCCCGGCTTAATGGCGTAGAGCGCCTGCAGGATGAGCTGGATGATGCTATTGGACTTCAGCGGGCTGAGTGCGATCAGCTCACTGAGAGCAGCAAGAACGATCCAGAAGGCAGGATGGTTGATGACTTCCACGGTTAGGAGCGCGGGTGCGCTTCTAGTTTAGTCACCCGCTGCTCAACTACGCCAAGGCGCTGGAAGGTCTCCTTACGGTCGTCTTTGATGTCGGTATGGAGCACCTCCAGTTGAGCGGCAATGTGCTCGACTGCGCTGGTTAGGCGAATAACTGCATCACGTGCCTCATCAGTTCTGCGGCCAAAGCCCATAGCACCCATCGCCGCCACTGAGATGGATGCACCAGCAACAGCAGCAAGCACTTCAATCATGGCTTCAGTTTAACCCTTGCCTTGACCGCGTAACTTCTTGCGGCCACGCCGCCTTGGCCTTGAATGCTGGCCCTGTCCGATTGAGGTGACTTTTGGTGGGCCGGGTTTGTGCTCAACGTGAGCGGTGCCTTGCTTACTGCGTACAGCCATCGCGGATTTGTTGGTGGAGGTATTCTCGCAGCGCTTTATCTGCGGCTGTT